TTTGCAGATGGCTACCAGGATGTTCCCTTCTGTAAGCCATTACTCCCGATTTAGTTAAGCCGCCTTCAGGATTCTTGTGTTTTGAATCTTGCCAGTCCTCTTTCATCGCAGCCATATTGTCTACTAAATTAGGATATGGTCTACCAGCAGCTTTTGCTCTTGCTTTAGCATTTGCTTTTTGCGCAGGTGTCATATGTCCGTGTGACTTTTTAGGATTTGGTTCATCCCAAACTTCTTCTTCTATAAATTCTTTAAAGTTTTTCATGATTGCCTCGAAAAATTTTCTCTACTAAAGTCTGCTCTATCTACTAATTTTGTAGGACGATTGTTTATTACTGCAACATGACCTTCTGGTTTAGTTGCTTTACCGTTAATGGAATGATGATAATCGTAATTTGCTCCGGCAAGTGTATGTACTAAAACATTCTTTGCATTTTGTAAATGCTTATGAACTTCTAATGTAGATTTAAATGCAGACTCATGCTTATCTATATGTGCCATTGCCGTGTTTAAAGTTGCAGTCTTTGCTTCTTTTGCTTTAGGTGTTTTAACCTTATCAACTTCTTTCTGCAATCTACCTTTTAAGTGAGCTTTATATCCTGCAACTGAAGGTGCACTACCTTCTCTAACTGTAGAATTAATATAAGTCTTTAAATGCTCTTTATGTGATTCATGTTGACCTTCAAGATGCCCATAGCTCTTTAACTTATTATTTGCTTCAACTGCCTTTTTCATATGCCCTTCAAACGACTTTTGCGCTTCAGGAGTGTAATGTGCCGCAGATGATTTAAACGATGTGTCAATCATATGAACATCGGGATGTTTATTGAAATGTGATACGTCGGCGTTATAATGCGCCTTCATATCTTCCAATTTATTCCCATGATATGCAGTATGAACAGCAACACCTATTTTAGCTTCTTTTGCCTTTGCGGCTTCTGGAGTATTATTCTTTGCAGAATAAGTTATAGTGTTCGGTTTGAAGTGAACTGATCCTGCAGAAGATTCAACATCTCCGTGAGGATTTGATCTACTCTTAACACCTGAGTGCATTATGTCGCCCTGAAACACTCCTCGGTTAGGAGTAACTTTTGGCAAATGGTGTAAAGCTGCGGTTAACTTATGCACAAGACCAGGCGCGTGTCCATGATTCTTTTGTATATCAGATGTGGTATAATTTAACTTTGGATCTTTATTGAATACAGATTTAGATGCAACAAAGAATCTACCTGATTCAGGATGATGTCCAAATACAACTGAAGGAGAACCATCATACTTTGTTGACAAAGATACCGATGATTTCTTACCTTGTAGCGCTCTGTGCGTTTCATGCATAGTGTTGAATGAGTGTTTAAACCCTTCTTCACCTGCATTAATAGGATGGTCTTCTGCGTGTTCTAAATGAGTTAGTTTTTCCTCATTCGCAGATTCATTTAGGAATGCTGAAAAGGAAATCATTTTGCCAACTTTTCATAATCTTTACCATGTGATACTGCACCGACAATATTTGTCATCGGAGAGCTCTTATCTTTAAAAGAGATCTTAGCAATATGATGTTGTTTGCCATTTTGATCTTCAGCATGAACGTGCATATATGTGCCTTTGCTTGAGAAATTATAATGCTTTACTTTAGAATGCATTGTATTAAATTCATCGTGCGGGCTTGAAATATTTACTTTGTTCTTCTTAGTATCGTAATGTGCTTTGATTACCGGTGTTGGAGTCTCTTCTGCATTCATTAATCTTTTAACTGCATGAGTTTTATCTTCATGGCTTAGATTATTAAAGTGGGTTGCATAATGAGATGCTAAACCGGATCTAAAATCGGAGCTAGCTTTTTTAACTTTTGCAACTCTATCCGCATGCTGAGGACTTTTTTCCAAAGCCCTAAATTGAGTATTGCGTTCGTTTTGATTCGATCCAGTAATTAATTTGCTTTTACCAGAACCTCTGTTTGCCATTGCAACTAGATGTTCTTTATGTGTATCAATATTACGCTGAGATTCTGCGGCGCGATGCTCAGGAATTTTACCCATTTTATTTAAGTCTTTAAGACCAGGAGATCTCAATCCAGGCTTTTCGCCTACCTTCAAACTAATAGCAAAATGCTTACCCTTTGATGTACTTAATAACGCATCTCCTGGATTGTTTTTATCTCCAGCATGACCTGATACTTTAGATAATTGTCCTGGTCTAGATGTCCAAGTTGCATTCAATGTTTCATTTTTCTTTACACCATGATGCTGTTCTAAATGCTTATGAACTGCAGCATAAGTTTGTTCTGCTCCAGCGTGGATATGTGCACTATGCTCTGGCGTTAGATTTCCGTGATGATGAGCATGTGCTTCCGCCGGAGACATATTCTCTTCATTGGAAAACTTTGGAGGATGTTCTTTATTTGGGTGGGCGTGTTGCATGAAACTTGTTTCAAATGCTGGACCCATATGTGCTGCAGTAGAGCCTGCCGCTTCCTCGAGAATTTCTAATTCTTCTGCGATTGTTTTCGCAACGATTGCAGCAGATTCTCTAAGTTCTTTGAATTGTTTCATGTTTCTTCCATTTAAATGAATTGATACTAATATTATTTATATTAAATCAAAGTTACGAAACACGTAGAAAACCGGCGAATTGCTCGCCGGTTTGTAGGATTATTTGATATTTTTATACCAGGATTCTATTACCGGGTGTAAAACATCGTCCGTGTAGTCCATTTTCATGGTATTGACAACAGCTAGAATAATCTGTATATTGCCTTTGACGTATCCTTTCTTTGAATTGATACGATCTACACTAGGTCGAAAAGGGTTTCGGTTTCCCTTTGTTCCCAATTCCATCTTGAATGGAATTTTAGTAATAGCACATTTACCTTCGCATGCATTGAATTTACTTTGAATATACTCGGGAGTAAGATTAAATAACATCTTACGACCTTTCTTTTCATGAGCAGCAACTCGATTCTTAAGAGCAGTATATTCGGTTACACCGAATTTTTCAGGGGATGCTTTCTTTGCTCTATTTGCAGCGCGAGTTTTAATTCGCAACTTTTCTTTTTGCTCTGGGGTTAATTCTTTTTTCTTCTTTTGGTAATCCCACTTACCAAAGGAATTAACCATCTCAGTTTCTTCTGCAGTCAATGGACGTGCATCAATGCGACGGATCAGATGCAAGCGCTTTGCTTGTTTGCGAAGCACTGCATCCTCAAAATTGTATACCATATTAGATACCAATGCCTTCTACATTCGAAGAATAGTTTGGACGTTCATTGTCAGAATAATCTACTCGGTAGATAATCTTTTCGCCCAGATGCCCGTTCATAGCTGTCTCAGCCATCTGATTGAATTCTTCTGTAGTAATTTCTCGAGTGGTAGTGATTACTTCATCGAGATATTTCTGATCAAATTCTTCTGCGTCTTGGCACACTACTGTATCACCAGCGTGGTCAGCTTCTTTAGCGTCAACTACGTAATAGTGACGAAACATTGTAACGGTTTCAACTAGATATAAAGCCATAATATAATCCTAAAAAATTCCGTTTACGCCTTACGGAAACACTTTATCAAAGATTGGTCAAGGTGCTCGATATTCTAAATTAATTTAGAATGCTGTGCTGCCCTGTGCTGCGTAAGCTGCTGCTACCATTGCACGCGAAGGTGTGCCAAGACGGTATGCTTGCTTACCGTTCTTTGTGGTGTTAGTGTAAACAGCATAACCTTCAGCGCGAAGTTCGCTGATACGAGGACGTACGCTATCTTCTTTGCTTTGTGTCAAACCAGCCAATTGTGCTGGGGTGAATTGACGCCCAGACTTAAGTACATTCAAAATACGCGATTTAAGCATATGAAACTCCATTAAACAAAATAACCGCTTCAAAAAATTTTACAGTAACGGCGGTCGATTCGTTACTGTATCTTGCTATTATAACAGAAAAATGAATTTCTGTCAAGCATTATTTACCAGGCTTTTTGACCTTTTGTAAATATTCTATACCAATATGACCCTGCTCAATTTCATTTAGAGCAGTTACAATTGCACCGTCGCTAGATAAAATCTTTGCTTTGTGTCCACGTTTAAGTTCTCGTGCTCGAATAGATGCAATAAGAACTAGATCATACCTATTACCAATCATATTGGTTGCATCTTCCGACGTATATCGTGCTGTCATATCTTCCTTTGTTGTTGGTGCCTAGAGAGAGAATTGAACTCCCACTCAAGCGATTATGAGTCGCCTGCTTTACCATTAAGCTATCTAGGCAAAATTATGGTACGAGTAACCGGAGTCGAACCGGTACGCATAAAGCGGCAGATTTTAAGTCTGCTGGGTCTACCAATTCCCCCATACTCGCAAAAAATTAAGTATCAATATTAGACCATTTTTTCAACTTAATGAATTTGTCTAATTTACATTGTAAAAGAATGTTACTATCAACCACCCCTTGCTTATCTAACAATTCAATCATTGCCAATAGATCGCCCAGTTCTTCTTGTAGCCGATAAAGATTTGTTTGATTTGGCGTATCTGGATGAGTCGCGTGTAGACCAAACCGAAATACTTTACTGATTGCTTGGATTACTTCAGCGCATTCTTCTTGTAGAATCCGAAGAGTTTCCATTGTTTGTTCGTTCATATCATCACCTTAAAAACATATTATAACATCTTTTTGACTAGAAGTCAAGCATATTCGTAGTTAATTGTGTCCAAATTCTTTCGGAATTCCTTTGCCCCGTTCTTGAGGTGGAATCTACGAGCCATTTCTGTCGTTG